GTTTTTTTTTCGCAGGAAAAATACATAAAGTTGATAACTATTCTTTAATTAGAGAGACAGGCAAAAATGGACGATTCTGTTGTTTTTAGTGAATACGTAGAAGCTGGTCCTAAATTATTGGCAGGCGATAGTCTACTTCAGGCTACATTTAGAGCTTCACCGATGCACGTGACAATTGCAAATACAATTCGTCGCCAAGTTCTTGCTGCCGTGGAAACGGTTGGTTTCAAGACAGAGCCCCCCGAGTTATCCGATGTAAAAATCGACTCAAATACAACTCCCCTTGTGAATGAGATGCTGATGCACCGTATTGGAATGATTCCTGTATGTGTAAAGGATGTAGATAGTTTTAAACCAGAAGAATACATGTTTAGCATCAACGTTGAAAACGTAGGAAAAACAGCTGTAAATGTATGTGCGTCTGATATGGTTATTACACGTAGATACGAAGGTGGCGAAAAGGTTATTCCAACTAAAGAATTCTTTCCACCTGACCCTATTACCGGTGAGACGCAACTGATTACTATATTACGCCCTAAATACAATTTAGATTCTCAGCCTGAACGACTTTCGTTAAAGGCAACAGCCTCTATTGGCACAGGGCGTCAAAATATGCGTTACTCACCCGTGTCCCAATGTTCGTACGAATATACACCTGACAATGACCCGTCTAAACAAAATGCCCTGCTATCCGAGTGGTTAGCCCTGAGTAAAAAGGTGCCTGACCCGACAAAAATTTCGAAAGAGCGTTTGGATGAGCTAACAAGAGAGTTCCGGTGTTTAGAGATACAGAGGTGCTATCTTAAAAACGAAAAGGGAGAGCCTTATGATTTCTTATTCCACGTGGAGTCCGTTGGTGTGTTAAGTGTTCCCGATATTATTAGTCGTGCTATTCAAGCATCAGAGGATCTTGTAACGCCTTTTACGGATTTTGAAAAACAGTTTCCTCTAAAACCAAATGGCTTACCATCTGTAACTTCTAATAAATCTGTACGGCGGATGGAAGGGTGCTATGATTTCGTATTTGAAGACCAGGAGCATACATTGGGTAATTTACTACAGACTTTCCTTGTTGACCGGCACGTGGATGGAAAAGAGCAACCACGCTTAAAATATGCCGGCTATAAGGTTCCACACCCATTAAAGTCTGAAATGGTTGTACTTATTTCCCCTGAAGACGGTGAAGAGGCTTCGGCACGTCTTGCTATAGCAAACGTATGTAAGTACTTGAAACAGTATTTTGCCGACGCTAAAGTCTCGTGGGATAAAACCCTGAAAGCCGATGCCCCCGCTTTACTAACATCCACTCAGGTACAAGCCACAAAGAAACGCACGGCTAAAAAATAATAATAATTATGTATAGAATGAACAATACACTAGTATATTTAGTGCTTATCACTATGATTGTAGGTCTAGGTGTATTTTTTAAGATGTATCCCAAATTTCCGTTATCTGAAAAACGCACATTAGAGAAATTTTCAAGCCCGGCAACAGCTCCGTTTAATCCGAAATGTACGCAACGCAATGCGGATGCTCAGGTCTTATTGCGTTTATTTCCGACTTGTACTGACGAATCAAAAGCCCCTACCGAAGACGCAACCGACCGTGCTGAACTAACATTAATTCTAAATAAACTAACATGTCTCGATGCCGATGTTAATAATAGCGGTGTACAAGGTTACAATACATTAAGTCTACCATATAACACTTCTCACGACCAAGAACCATTAACTAACTTTGTTGGACGTTGTTTAAACAATGGAACGCAACAAAGAGATATAGAGCTTGTTATTGAAAAATATGAAAGTAGAGGCAAGAAACTAATTAACCAAATCTGTAAGCGTATTGGTATGGATAGTAAAACTGCCCACGAACATTATGGCGAAGTAATAAAAACAACATTGAGGACGTTAAATACTAACTGTTTAGCCCATCGCTCATCGCTAGATACGCCTTTTGGCCCTAGAGACCCTGGTTATTCTACACCGTATAGTGTAGGTAAACTAGCACCATATTAAAGCATTTAGATATATTGAAATTTATAATATTAAGAATTATAATTATAAAATTAAAGTCACTTTAAATGGGACTTTAATTTTAACAAGAAATTAGGGTGAATGCTCTTATATATGTATAAGCAAAGGGATAATTCTATTTGCTATAAGCTTTACAACAGGCACAGATACAGCATTACCAGCAAGTTTATATAAATACGAATCGCACAATTCCGGCAGTTTATAAGAAGATGGAAATCCCTGTAAATTAAAGCACTCGCGTGGCGTCAACTTCCTTATCCCTTTATCATCAAGTATAATAGGAACATTGTGTCCACCACCACCCATATTAGCAGTTAGTGTAGGGCATTCGCTACTTTTATTTTCTCTGACATAAACCCTTCTATACTGATATACAGTATCCTTTTTAACTACCACTTCTTTAACTAATTTCCATGTGCTTGACTTATCAGTGTAATAATATTTATCAGGTACAGTTTTTTCAAGAAAATCAGAAATGGGTTGTTTTTTTAACTTAGGAAAATCAAGATTAAACTTATCAAATACTTGTTTAGACTGTAAACACACAATGTATATCCGTTCACGATGTTGTGGGATTCCTGTAATTTCTGCTGTATTAAGAACTTTGTAACAAATATAATATCCCCGTTTTTCAAGATTATCTTTTATAGTTTTAAACGTTTTTTTCTCATCATGCGATACAAGATTTTTAACATTTTCTAGAATTACGCATTTTGGTTTATGATGGTCAATTATAGACAAAATTTTCCAGAATACATTTGAACGCTCGTCTTTAAACCCTTCTTGATTGCCAGCAATACTAAATGGCTGACAGGGAAAACCTCCAGTTAATATATCATGTGATGGAATAGTGTTTACAACAGTGTCGTTTAAATTCTGTAATGTAAGTTTATGACTAAAATTAGCATCATAAATTTTTTTGGAATGGTCTACCATGTCATTTCCATATACAATATTTACGGAATTTGTCGCTTCAAACGCTAGAGAAAATGCTCCAGTTCCGGCAAATAAATCAATCATGTTTAATTTATCATTCTGATTTGGAGATTCGAAATAATTTGTCTCGGAAAGTAGTTTTACAAGCTCTTCTTTTTTCCTTCCACTATATCCTTTAATTTTCTTTTCTTTACAAAGTGCCACTAAATCATCCTTTGTTTTTTTAGAATAATCCATAATGTTTGATTACTATTGTAATTTTTTTTGTTGTCAATTTTTATTGTTCTATGGTTCTAACCTATGAACTTGTAACATATCATAAAATGCTACAACTTATATTATGTAAAAACTACAAAATATAAGTTGTAGCATTTTATGATTTTTTAATCAAACAATATCTACATGGAGTTGAACTTATCACAATAATAAAATAAGACATGACTAAAAATGTGTTGAAGGGAACAGCATTTTCCTATTTTTATCAATTCCCCCAACAGAAATAGCAATTGTTGGTTCGGCCCAATAAACTTTAAAATTATTATCTCTTGCTGCTCTATTTAACCACCAATCTATAGGAACTTTTATTTTATATTCAAGGTTTTTAATATACTCACATAGCTTTATAGCACATTTTTTACTAATTATATAACTATGGGCACATCTTGATGCCCCATCGCCACCCCATGGAGTTGGAAACAAACATTTTTTATAAATATGTTTATTTGGCAATAATTTTCTTTTAGGAATATTTAGATTACACCCTTCACCGATAAATAGCATGTCATAATCCTCAGGTAGCTGGAGTAAATAGTTTTTTAATGTTTCGGAAAAATTATCATTTAATAAGACATCATCTTCAAATATTAAACCACTATCATATTTTTCAGCAATTTCTTTATATACAAAAAAAGACTTATTCATTAAAGACATCAACGATAACTTATAAGATGGATCAAATAATGATTTATCTGTATTTTCTAATTCCTCTTGGTCATATTTTTCAACAAATTCATAATCTACAATACTTTGCTTTTCAAAATGATTAATGATATGGTTTTTTCTCTCAGCTAGTTTAGAATAATGAATAACAAACGTTTTCATATTATATAAATGAATATATATATTAAATAGTTTTTTACCGCAAATCAAAACCCTACATAATTAACAATAATTTATATGATTTATTGTTAAATTATCTATTGGGTCTAATTTATGAAATCGCACGGACTTGTAATGGTCCGGGTGAAACCAAAGACATAATTGTTTTACCGTGAAATACAGGCCGGTGCCGAAGTTAGGTACCCCTTATTGGGGGTAAAACTTCGGTACTGGCCGGTATTTAATAAAATTTAATTAACCTATATATTTTTACAGTTTTTTACATAATATAAAAAGGAAGATATCTTAATAATTCGATATCAAACAACTCAGAATTATCTTATATAAACAGCCAAATATTTTTTTATATAGAAGATTTCACACTATACAAGAGCAACCGGGGCTTATAAGACCTATCAATATAGACAGCCCAAGAATCTGCCATATACTTTTAGCAGGTTTAACAAAAGGGAAAAGCACAACAAGGACTTCGTTCCATAGCATCTTGCCAAGAATTAGTAGTAAAATAAAAATTACAATTAGAGTCAAAAAGGAAACAACCGCAGCTTTATTGCTTTCTTGCACCGCGTTTTTTTCCGCCGGGGCACTGCCGTCAAATGTTTCAGTTGTATAAAATGGTGTTACGGCTGCATCAATAGCGTTAGATATTGCTCCTCCAAACATTTTCTAAATAAAACATACATTATTTTATTTTGTAGCTGGAGTAGCCTCCCCTTCCTTCTGAAGTTTAAGATCGTGCTTTTCCTCCTCCTTGCGTTTATTTTCCACAAACTCAAAAATCTGGTTAGTCTTATCAGAATCACCCTTGTGATATTCAAGTAGGCACTTTTTCATAAACTTAGCAGAAATAGCTTCCTTGATTTTGCGTTTCCTATCTACAACAGCACCTTTATTTGTGTTGATTTGTTGAACCTTATTGCCTTGCATAATACGCAAAATCGTTTCTTTAAGAGCCTTTGATTGCTTTCGCTTCTCACGAAGTTGCGAATCAATAGCACTTATC